GAGTGCGTTTCTGTCCATCGTGGCTCCGGTGGTTAGTGTTGGCGCGATTCGAGTTGTTGCAGGCGGCGTTCGTGGTCAATCCCTAAAGTTTAGATGCTGTAAATAGCAGCACACAGAAAACGTAAGACGCAATTAAACAGATAAAATAAATAATCATATTATGGCGTCAACTGTGTCGCTGTGCCTGCCGCGTCCATCGCATATAATTTTCCAGCAACAGAATATAGCGATACCCCGTTCGCCAATGTGCTAGTAGGTGCAGTTCCGTTGAAAATATCCAGCACATTCGTTCCGCGAGTCCCGGCACGCTCCGTCGCGGCACCAATCTTCAAATGTAAGTTGCCCCCGTCATTAGTGAATGTCAAAGAACCGAGACCGGCGCCGCCAGATGCTCGTAGATAGGTGGTATCATCCGCACCCTGATTGACCATTCCGATATGACCGCCGGATTGGTAGATGATCATCAGAGCTTTATTGGCTGCTGTCGCACGTCCAACCCCAACAAGTGCGGACGTAGTTAAATCCCCAGTCACCGCGAGGGTGCCGGGGATGGTGACTGCGCCTGCTGCGGTAATGGAAAGTCTAGACGAACCACCCAAAGTTTCTGCTGTCCCCCCAGTTAAAATTACAAATGTTCCAGCACCTGCATTTTCTATTGCAACGGAAGTCAAAGAGCCGCCAGAATTACTTGCCAGAATTAAAGGAACATCCGCCCCCCCGGTAGTGTTAGTATTTCTTAATACAAGCATCTCTCTATTAACAGTTGAAGATTGTATGTGAACAACACCTGTAGACGCGGCTCCACCTATTGCAACATCGCCACTAAACGCCCCCGTCCCCGCCACCAGCGCAGCAATCGTGCCAAGGGAAGTGATGTTCGGTTGGGCGGCTGTGGCTAGGGTTCCTGTTATGGTGCCGGTGACGGAAAGATTTCCAGCGTTGGTGAGCGTCATTACTGGAGTTGTGAACGTGCTACCACCGGCAGCAGTAGAGGGCGTCCACTCAAGCACGCCGCTGTTGATGTAGTTGTTGGAAAACTGCCAATTCTTATACGACGCTGTGTTGATAAACTTCAGTGCGCCGCCAGCATCTCCGCTGATTGCGCCTATTGTTAAGATTGACTGGCCGCCAGTTGGCGTAGTGTGCGCTGATACAGCGCCAGCAAATGAACCTGCCCCACTACTCGTTACTGCACCTGCGTTCCAGATACCTGTTGTGACTGTTCCTAATCCGGTGACATTTGTTTGTGATGCCGTCGTCAGCGTCCCGCCAACATTCGTAAACGTGCCCGTCGTCGCAGCAACACTCAGGAACCCGCTGATCGTGCTGCTGGCTACCGTGCCGGTCAGGGCTTGCGAGGCGGCTATTACTGCGCCTGCGTTGAAGGTCTGCGCGCCGGACCAAGAGAGTGCGCCGCCTACGGTGCCGGAGAGAGTTGGAGATGCGCTGCCAACCAGCGAGCCGCTGCCAGTGGTAGTTGTCGCAACGGCGGCAAACAGATTCGCGCTCGTGGGAGTGGCAAGGAATGTGGCTACGTTTGCCCCGAGACCTGTGATGCCTCCGACTGCGACTGCGCTCGCAGCGCCTGCGGTCAAGCCAGCAGCGGTGCCCGTCAGGTTCGTCGCCGTCATCGAGCTTGGCGTGCCACCTGCGCCGTTGAACGTGACGAAAGCACCTGCCAATCCGACGTTGACAGCAAGCGCGGTCGCAACTCCCGCTCCAAGCCCCGTGATCCCGCCAACCGGAACGCTGGTCGCTATCGAAGCATTGCCGGGAGCGATCGCGTGAAAGTTCGGGCTTTCGTATCTCACAGCGAGCGGCACGTCTTTCAGTATCTGTCCCGAAATGACGTTGGTGCCGCCCAAGAAAATTGCGGCAGCACCTACCGCGTCAGGATTGAGCGTCGCTGGCCCCGTGTTCGTCTGGCTCGGGATGAACGTGAAAATCTGGCCGTTTGCGAGTGCGCTCAGCGGCAGCGTCGCGTTGCGTGCCGTTATCGTGTTCGTGCCAAGGGTTGAAGTCAGCGTGCGGAATACATCGTTTTGGATTTGGCTTGAAATCGGAAAGTGCGTTGACGATGTGCCAGCCATACCAGTCTGCACAGCGGTAAACGTGTTGGCAGCCGCGAGTTGAGGCGTGAGCGAGAGTTGCGCGGCGTTCGCATTCACCTGATTGACGATGTGATTGAAGTCCGCCATCACCGGCGTCGCATCCGCCACCTGACCATTCGCTATTGTGTTCGGTAGCGCGGAAATTATCGTCGCGGGACGGAGGAAATTCAGAAGTGTTTTCATGTTTTAATAGCTCGAAGTCATCACGCGGTTTCCGGTGCCGGTAATAGACGTAGCAACGAAAGTTCCGTTGCCGTACACAATGCCGTACCATTGATTCGCAACTGGGGCTGTTCCGAGAGTCCACGTTATGCCGTCAGGGGAAGTCATCACTGTTCCTGTGGAAGACACAGCGACGAACAGTCCGTTGCCATAGGCTATATTTCTCCACGCATGGTCCGCTGCACTTGCGCGGCTCGTCCAGGTAATGCCGTCAGGACTCGTCATCACGCGGTCACCAGTACCAGTAGACGAAACGGCAACGAACAGGCCGTTGGCGAAAACCACTCCACTCCAGTCGTTCTCCGTTGCGCTCAACCGGCTCGTCCATGTCACCCCGTCAGGAGAGGTCATAACTCTGTCGCCAGTTCCGGTGTTCGCAACCGCTGCAAACACGCCGGCCCCATAGGCCACACCCTGCCATGCATTGTCTGCGGCGCTTACCCTGCCTGTCCATGTAGCGGCGTCACTCGATGACATCGCGCGGTTTCCAACCCCGCTTGTCGCCAGAGCAACCCATACCCCATTCCCGTATCCAATGACGTGCCACTGAATATCTGCGGCACCAGAATGGTCTGCCCAAGTGATGCCGTCTGCGGAAGTCGCAACTCGATTGGATGCGCCAGCACCTGCGCCGCTTCCTTTCACGGCAACAAACTGGCTAGCAGCAAACGTCACGGCCTCGTGAGGTTGGGCCAACGCCCTTTGTGTCCATGTGATTCCATCGGGCGAGGTCATCAGTTGATCGCCGCCGCTGTACGAAACCGCAGCGAATAGACCTGCGCCATAGGCAACCGAGGGCCACGCAATATCGGCGGCACTGACGCGCGATATCCAGTTGGTCTGCCGAGCACCGGGCACGAATGACGGTGGCGAGTATATCGGCGGCACTGAGCATCCAGGTATCATGCCCACGCCCCGAAGTAAGCGCCCCACTTTGTCGCATCAATCCCGCTGCCTGCGCCAGTGTCTTTGCGGTTGACGATAAGCACGTTCGCGTTGGAACCCCATCTGATCGTCAGGTTTGTGGCATCGAACACCAGCGAGTATCCGAAGTTGTCGGCGGTCGAGTTCGAGACTGGGGCGCTGTTGACCGACAGAAAATCTCCCACCGAATATCCAAGTTCAGCGGAGAGGCATTTTATATAGACCTGAAGAAGTCGCGGTGCTGCACCGAGTCCGTGGGCAATCGTCAATGCGCCGCCTGCGGTAATCACTTGTTCGGCGCTAAGGAACGATGCCGAGAAGCCCGGGCCAGCCGCAAAAGCGGCCGCGACGGCGACCTGCATACTGCAAGTTGCAAACGCGCCAGATGAGTCCACCACGTAGCAGAATTCGTTGACCGAGCCGAGCGTGGTTGAGATCGTAAGCCCTACGCCGGTTCCCATGCGCCAGAACGAGTTGTAGGCAAGCGTCTTGGCCGCGCTCGCGTGTTGCGTGAATTCGATTACGCCGGACTGCCCGGGCACCACGTTCGACGGCGCTGCGAGCGTCGTGTTCTCCGTCAGCGTGTGCGTGAAGTTGTTGGAGAGCGAAAGATCGACGGCGATGGAAGCGCCGCTACTCGTCAGCGCAACGTAGGCTCCGCGCTGCGCTTTAGTCCACGTATTATTTTTCCCGGTGATGTCAGCGCCGCCGATGAGATGGAAGATCGGAGACTGATACCGAACCGCCATCGGCACGTCCCGGACCAGTTGGCCGGAGGTAACGTTCGTTCCGTTGGAGAAGATCGTCGCCGCGCCTACGCCGTCAGGATTTAGCGTCACCGGGCCGGTATTCGTTTGCGACGGCACAAAGGTGAAAATCTGGCCGTCAGCCAAAGCGCCGATGGTGAGCGCGGCGCAGCGCGCGGTAATCGTATTGGTGCCGAGCGTCGAGGTCAGCGTCAGGTATGCCGAATTCTGCAACTGCACTTTCGTCGGGTCTTGGGCAGACCACTCGGGAGCCGTTGCGCCGGAATTCACGCGCATCAGTTGCAGGGCAGATCCGATGGGAAGCCGGGCCACCGTGCTCGACATGGTGCCGTAGAGCATGTCGCCAGCGGCCTGAATGACGGTGTTCTGCGAGTCAGCCACCCACTCGGGAGCGGTGGCCCCTGCGTTCACGGCGAGGCGTCGATACGCTGCCCCGATTGCCAGCCTACCCGCGGTATCCGCAGCGGTGCCGATAATCAGGTCGCCCGCCGCGTCGAACAACGTCTTGGAGATTCCATCGGACGCGCCGATGACGTGGAAGTTCGGGCTTTGATAGCGCACGGCTACCGGCACATCCCTCACGATTTGGCTCGTCGTGACGTTCGTGCCTGACATGAATACCGTGGTCGCGCCAAGACCATCCGGGTTCAACGTAACCGGCCCCGTGTTGGTCTGCGAGGGCACGAAGGTAAACACCTGCCCGTTGGCGAGCGCACCGACCGCAAGCGTTGCACAGCGCGCGGTGATCGTGTTCGTCCCGAGAGTGGAGGTCAGCGTGTTGAACACCCAGTCCTGCACCTGCGTTGCAATCGGGAAGTTGGCGGGCAAGCCAGCCGCAACTCCGGACTGCCGAGCGGTGAAACTGTTGGCGCTCGCAAGCTGCGGGGTGAGGGACAACTGCGCTGCGTTGGCGTTGACCTGTGCGACGATATGGTTAAAGTTCGCCGTGACTTCGGAAGCGTCGGCGGTCGTGCCGTTCGTGATCGCATCCGGCAAAGCCGAGATGATCGTGGCAGGGCGGAAGAAGTTAAGCGGGTTCGTCATGATGGATCACGATTAGAATATCCGCAGTCTTGGTACCGGGCGAAGAACGTGCCGATGGCAAGCGCGGTTGTCGATGAAGCCGTGATCTTGAGCGCCATTTTCTTGAACACCAGCGGCTTCGACCACGGCACGTTGTAGACGCCGGGCCGGTTGGTCGAGCGCGACCAGAGCGTGCCGTCGCCCCACACGAAAGACCCCCAAATACCGCCGCCGCCGCCCACCGATATGCTCGTGGTGTCCAGCGCGGTTTCCTCTTCGTCCTGCGCCTCGATCTGGTACGAAGTCGTCTGCCCGGCCGCGGCGAGTTCCTGAGTGGATTCCACGACCTGCTTTTCGGTCATGCGCCCCGTTTTCGGAAGCGTCGAGGATTGCAGGATCGCGGAAGTGGCCGTGCCGTTGTCCGTGTAGGCGCTTCCCGAGTCCGGGATCACCTGCGACTTGAAAAGTTTGGCGGTGGCATCGTTCGAGCACAGGACGAAATAGTTGCTGTACTGCGAGGCGCAGTCGTAGGAAAAGCTGTGCGGCCCCGTCCAGCGGCGCCGGCGCTCGTCAAACCAGTAGTCGTTCTTCGCCTGCGTGCCCCGGATGATCGTCTCGATGCAAACGCGGTACACCCCGTTCGAGAAGCCGCCGGCAACGCGCGACGGCGTGACGGCGTTCTGAAAGGGGGCCACGATGTCTGGATCTGTGACCTGCCCGGAGTTCGTGACCGGCATGACGTTGCCGACCTGGGTGATGATGTAGGGGCCGGCGATCGAGCCGAAGTAGAGGCCGAGCGGGGATAGCGCGAGTGAGCGCGGCATCGAGCTTCCGACCGTGAGTGACAGGAAGTTGCTGGCGAGGTTACTCGTCACCGAGTCCCCGGTGACCTGCCATATCTGAAAATCCTTGAACACCATCAGCGCCTGAATCACGCCGCTGGAGCTGGTCTGCACCGGCAAGCCCTGCAACGCGGTTATCGTGTTGGTGTCGCCAATGGTAAGCGCCTGCGTCGAGTTGGTGACCGTCAGCGGCACCAGCACGTCCGAATAGACCAGCGACTGCCCGCAGGCGTACCACGCCCGGTTAGCGAAGTTTGCGACCGCCGTAGGGGTGGAAGGCAGCGCGTTGGTCGCGGTGTCGCCAGCCGCCCACACGGGTGAGCCTACCGTGGAAATGTCGAAGTAGCCGAACTTGGTGGCACCGCCCGGGAAGCCCGGATGCGTCACGATGATCCTGGTGCCGATGACCGCCATCGTCGGCGGCGTCCACGCGCCGGTCGTCGCCTGAGTAGTAGGCGAGTTGGCGTTCGTGATGCCGGATATAGCGTCGAACGTGCCGGCGTCGTTGTCGTAGGAAAACGGCTGATCCTTGCCGACATTCAGCGCACTCGAAATCATGCCGTAGGTGCGCGTGCCAACCGAAATCTGCACCGATACGGTTCCCGGCGTCGAGATGCCGGAGAAGGACGTGATCGTAGCCGCGCCGGGACGCGACACCATGATCTCGGGATTCGACTGATCGAATACGAGATTCGTCAGGGCAAGGCAGGCGCCGGGGAACTTGTCGGTGGCGTCGAGCGCGTCAACAAGCCCTTTCGGGGTGAATCTTATAGGATAACTTGGTTGACTTATAGGCATTATTTCAGCCTATAATAAACGAAGCCGGTAGCGCTAGAACGCTATCGGCTCCTAACCAATAACCAACCTGTAAGGAGGTTCGGCAATGGCTGCCAAGAAGTCTATCACGGAACGGTTCTTCGAGAAGATCGAGCGCATACCTGAAGCGGGATGTTGGATTTGGATGGGCGCGCTGTTGAGTGGCGGATACGGCGCGTTCAAAATGGTCAATCCGACAAGACAGGCGCGCGCTCATGTTTGCAGTTGGGAACTCCATAATGGTGCAGTCCCCAACGGCGTATGCGTTCTTCACCAATGCGATGTTCCAGCTTGCGTAAATCCGGCGCATCTGTTCCTCGGGACAAATCAGGATAACTCTGACGATAAATTTTCCAAGAATCGTCAACGCTTCCACAAAGGCAGAGAGCATCATTCCGCAAAACTCTCTGAAGAAAACGTGCGTGATCTCCGCAGGCTTTGGACAGAAGGATTGACCATCACTCAACTTGGAGAGCGGTTTCACATTACCCCTCAGCACGCTTGGAACATCGCAAACAAAAAGAGATGGGCGCATCTCTAGCCGGTTACTTTAGTACTGCGTAGCCGTCCATGAATCCTGAATCTTTGTGGGTCCAAACGAACCTCTTTTACTACTTTTTGTTCATCTCCCTCCATCAGCAGATGTGTCCGTAGCATGTTTTCTGCGTCGGTATTGAACTGTGCGTAGCGCGCATCGTCGGTCAGCTTCATCAAACGTGCTGCCGTGGCATGAATCAAATAATCTTGATCGGGCATCCACGGGATGCTGCTCGATGAGGAAGGCGACGAGATGTCGGCTCTACGGATCATGTAGCGGTGCGTAAGCGTCAACGCCGCGTTGGTCTGCGGGTAAATGTAGAGCAACGCGATGCCGGTATCGGGCGTTGCCGCCTGCGGTTGCAGGTCGGTCTGATACTCGTACGGGTAGTTCGCTACGCCCGCGCTCTGAAAGTTGGCGTCGTACTCTTCCGTCGATACCGGGCGCAGGAAGTACTTTTGCCCGTCAATCGAGTAGAAAAGATCGTAGGTGCGAAGGTAGTCGGCGGGGAGATTGAACGGGCCGGTGGAGCCGGAGGTGACGCTGACAGATCCGGAATACCTGTTGATCTTCAAGTCCCGGTGCAGGACCAGATCATTTAGAACAAGGTTTAAGTCCTGGCCACCCTGCGTAGTGAAGCCCGGCGCTTTTGCAATCGCGCAAGCCTTGGTGACAATTTGGGCCGCGGTGAGCACACTACGCTGTCCCCGTCTTACGCTTGGCGTCAGCGATCGCCACTTCGCCCTTGCTGATGTCCTCGCTGACTTTCTTGAGGTTCACCTGCATGTTCTTCAGGGTGAGGCGCTCCTGACTGGAAATCTTGCCGGCCTGTTGCTTGCCGGCGAGTTCGTTCATGACTTCGGTCATCTGGCGCATCGCCGTGATGCGCTGCTCGCGCGCCGCTTCGAGTTCGGGTATCTCGCAGCGCAGGCGCTGGCGCTCGATGGCTTCCTGACACAGGTCGAGGCGCTCGTTGATGGACGCGACGGACTCGCCTTCGTAGAAGTAGCCGGCGACCGCGATCGAGCGGTTGTTCGGCAGCGCCGCCGACAGGTTGAAGTTACCGATGATCGGCTTGGCTCCGGTGTCCATCGGTTTCTTGTCGTCGCTCATTAGTGCGCCTTCCCGCTCAACACCCGGTTCTGCGGGCGTCGGAACACGTTTTCGTTGGAGCCGCGGATCGTCGCTTCGTGGCCCCAAGAACGGCCCACCATGTCCTTGACCGTGCGAAGCTCGTCAACGGTAAATTCGTAGGTCTCGCCGTGATACTTCGACTCGCCGTTGATCTTGATGTCCACGCCGCCGGAGGCCGGGAGGTCGATCTTGTAGTAAAAGGTCGGCATCTCGACTTCTTCGAACACCTGCTTCTTGGCGTCACGAACCCAAGGATTCTTGCAGCGCGAAACGGTCACTTTCCGTCCGGTCGGCACTTCGCTCATGGTGTTCTGCATGAACGGCACGCCTTGGCCTTCGGCGGCCAGCCGGGCGGCATCTTCGGCAGCGGTGAGCTTCTCGGATTGCTCTGCGACCTGCGCGGTGAGGCGGGCGACCTGCGCCTGCAGCGACTCAAGGTCGGCGGCAGGCGTGATCGCCTTCTTTCCAAACTCAGCCATCAGTGGCTCCTTACGCCGTTACGCTGTAGCCGGGCGTGAACGCACTGGACGATTCGATCCGCACGAGGAAGTTCTGGTTCTCGATGATCGAGCCGTAAAACACCTTCCAGCCCACCACCCGCGTCTGATTCAGCGGGTCGCTTTTATCGGCGTCTTTCAGGTAGTAGAACTGCTTGTTTTCCAGCAGCACCTGCCCGTAGGCGTTCTTGCCGATCACGATGGTCGGGAACACGTAGACGCCGGTGGCCGGCGCGGCGGGCGGGGTTT